TTCTTAGCACCATCTCTAGTGTCCCATTCAAAAGTAACCGGTTTTAAATCATCAATAAAGTCTAAACCTACTTTTAAATCTTCTATATTTTTCTTGTCTCTAGCGTCTGATAGAGCTGTAATAGATGTAACTTGACATCTTAAAGTTGCAACAGAACTATCACCTAACGTAATTTCATTAGTAGCACTAGTAGTACTAGGTTCTGCATTATAACCAAGACAAGTTATGTTAGTACAACCTGCCGAAGCTGAACTACCTGCGCTTTGACCAACAGCAGTATTATTGGTATGAGAAGCACCATTCCCTAGAGCGCCTGAGCCAACAGCTACATTGTTACTACCTGTATTTACATATAAAGCTGAACTTCCAATAGCAACGTTTTGGTCTCCCGAAACATTGAACGTTAGAGTTCCCTGCCCTAGAGCTGTATTATTTGCACCACTTGTAACTATTTTTAGAGAATCACTTCCTACGGCTGTATTGTTTTGAACATCCATTGCAGCGCTCATAGCATTATGACCAATTGCGACAGCGTATCTACCATTTACAGTAACATTTGATAATGCTCCTTCTCCTAATGCGACGTTCTCAGTTCCTATTGGATAATCACCATTCAGTTTAATTTGATTAGCCCCGATTGTAAAATCGGCTGAACCCGCAAATGCTCCCGCATTATTATATTGAATTTGTGTAGTAGCTCCTCCTGGACTTGCTGAAACGGTGGCGAAAGTAACAGCTCCAGCGCCATCGGTTTGTAAAACTTGATTAGGTGTTCCATCTGAAGTTGGGAGCGTGTATGCTCCGTTTACGTTTACAGTTCCTGTTGATTGAACACCAGTCGCTGTTGTTTCCAGTTTAGGGTTGTTGTCGTAATATAGGGTAGTTGCAGCACCACTTACCATATTAATATAATTTTTACTACCATCCTTATTACGCAGTCTTAAATTATCAGCCTGAATAAAAGTGTAAACTCCTGAATCACCTACTATAAAGTTTGTTGATCCTCCAGGAGCAGATGGGTCATGATAAATCTGTAAATCATTACCTGTTCCTAATTGTATTTTATCATTATCAGCCATATCAATGTCATGTCCATTAGATGCTAAATCACCACCTAATTCTGGAGTTGTATCATCGACAAGAGCAAATGAACCACTAGTTTTAGTAGTCCAAGTTAAAGCACCATTACCATCTGTTGTAAGAACTTGATTACTTAGTCCTGCACCATCTGGAAATGTTAAAGTTGTGTTTGCTGTAACTGTATCAGGAGCAGCCAGTGATATATATTTTTGTGTATTAATATTTTTTCCGTCGGTTAAACGAAGTTGACCTTTTTTGTCGTTTAATCCTACTACGACTGGTCCTGTAAATGTAGTTGTTTTTACTATTGCCATAATTAATTCCTTTAAATGTATGTTATAATATTTACCTTGTTTGTCTTTTTAAATCAACATTAAACTGAGCCCGTAGGCGTAGTTTCTTGATCTTCTCTATTAGTCTGTAGAGCAGTTAAAGTCCCCTCTACTTTACCCCCAGTATTGGCAGTAAATCTTAAAGTATCTCCCCCTTCTAAAATTAAAGGTCCAGTTAGGAAATTATTTTCTCCTTCAGGGCCTAATATAACCGAAAATAAAATGGCACTCGACGCCACATTTGGTCTTCCAGTAGTAGTAAGTTCTACCTCTACATTGATGGTATCACTAGGCGAAGGATTTCTGGTATAAAAAGTATTAATTATAGCATGAGAATCTACCGGGCAGCCATATATATTAGCTGGCGCAGTAAAACTAGTTCCTAAAGAACCAATACTAAAAAGCATATTTTTAAAAGTTGTTGCCATAATAATTACGTTGTACCTAATATAAACCATCCTATTTCATTAGATGCACTATAAGGATATTGAGCTACAAATGTAGCACTATAAAAATAAGAAGTAAAGTCTACATTTGAAGTTGAAGCGGGAAGATATGATCCCGCTGGATCTAAAATATTAGGTGTTGTATCTGGCTGAGCTCCTGCGTCAAGAAGTACAGAGAAACCAGAGGCTGGGGTAGCATCTATAATACTTACTATATTAAAATTTGTTACTTGTGTTCCTGTGGGAAGATTAATTGTTGCGTCGGAGTCTGTGGTATCAACTAATAAACTCATTGCATTGTCTTCGCCTGTTGGAAATTCATCATATATATCCCAACTAGTTTGACCTGTCTTGGTATCACAAAAAATAAAATTGTAGGGATTCTCTCCCCCTACTTTAGTTGGTAGTGTATAGGAAGGAGTTTGAGGCGCTGTTCCTAAAAAGTAAGCGAGTTTTTGAGCTTCTTCTATAGTACTTCCCTCTGGTTTATAAGAAGAATTTATTTGTCCAACAATTGAATTTATTGCTCTTACTATAGATCTTTGATTAGCTACATCGTACTGTTCCGTTGGATCTGGAACTCTAGTTTTTATTGCCATTATTTTCCTACCTTATATTCATTACATAGGATTTTATAGGATGAAAAGTATTTTTTACCGAAAATTTTATGACCAATCATTATCTTCTCCCATCAGGTTGTATGTCTATTCGTAAGGTTCCATATCTCCAGGTTTGACCTGCAGCATCATTTTGAATTTTAATACTTATAAATCTTCCTCGTGCACGAGTATCTACTTTATTTGTAGATGAAGTAATTGTAAAGGGACTAAGAGAAGAAGCAACTGAGGAATCAGAAGGATAATCTCTTAAATTTAAAGTTACTTTAGCATTACCAGTTAATGTTTTAAAATCAGGAATAAATCTTCTCATAGCTAAAAAAACCTCACCATTCCCTAATTCTGGACTCGTAATATCAAAAAGAAAAGATTCTACATTTGAAACAATTGGGGTTGTGGAAGCATCAGCATTTACTTGATCAGTTCCAATTTCATGTTGGAATACAGTTGTGTTACCATAACCATTAGGCGCCGCAGTTTCTCCCGATACAACAGGGAAAGAGCCATTAGTTGCCGAATTAAATGAAGTACCAAAAGGTTTATCATAAACATTAGCATCAGTCCAAGATGTTCTGGCTGTGCTTCCTGTGTACCAAACTCCACCTGGAACTTGACTCGATTCAGCGAAATTATATACTACATATCTATCATTATAATCAGCGGAAGCAGAGGGGTAGTCCCATCTAACTTCTGTATATAAATTATTTATTCCTGCAGTAATTTGTTGTCCTTGAGTTAAATCAACATCTTCATAAACATAGTCTTCAACCATACAATCTAAAGTTTTTACAGAGCCATCATATTTAAAAAAACCTTTTCCACTGAACCAATATGCAACACCATCTACTTCAGCTACTGCATTTTGTCCCACTAATCCACAATTAGTGCCGACTTGTTCAAAGCCGAAAATAAAAGGGGAACCTATATGTCTCATTATATATAAGGCATTATCTGTCCAAATTAAAATAGCTTCTTTAGATTTAATGGATCCTATTATTCTACTTCCATCTTGTAGTCTTTGTGAACCTGCTGAGTTACCCGCAGTTATAGTATAATTATTTAACTCTTCTTGTGATGAAAATCTTACAAACATATCATCTTGAGATAAAGCTGAGCCTAATGTTGTTTCAGTTCCTAAATGAATTAAATGTCTTGTTGTTGGTGAGACAATAGTTAAACGAGAAGCTGTCGGGTTAGATGTAGTTTCAAAACCGGCAGTCTCAATCGAGGCTCTTCTACCAAAAGCATTCGCTGCTGCAGGGTTCCACGTGAAAGTTTTTCCATTTAAAATTGTAGCTACTAAAACTTGACCAAAAGAACTTAAAGCCCATATGCCAGGTTCTGCAGTTACACCCGCGCTACTCGCGGCTAGTCCCCAGGCAACGCTTGGCGAGCTTCCACCAAATACTCCCGTACCCCAACCATAAATTAAAGATTGAATTTGAGGTCCAATTGTTTCTAAAGGATTGACGGTACAACTTCCACCACTCGCTGTTGATCCTGCATTTGATGCAGCTTTAATAGTAAAAGTGGTAATAGTTGGAGAAGTTTGAACTTCAAATAATTTTCCCTCAAAATCAGCATCACTATATCCCCCAGGAATCGAAGATACTGATGTTAGTTCAACTATATCCCCTGGATTAAGTAAATGATTTGAAGTAGTAGTAATTGTTATATCAGGAGTCCCTACTGCAGTAGTAAAAGTAGAACTAGTAAAAGTATCTATAGAAGCGGGATAACCGCTAGTTCTATAGGGAGTAATATCATAATAAGTTCCTTCATAATAAAGAAGTAAAAATTTATCCATACCTATAGCTAAATATTTTCCTCCAATATTATCTCTAAAAGAATATAATTTTCTAGATACTGCATTAAGAGTTGTAGATCCTAATGCTTCCCACCCACCTACTTTTTGAGCTAAACCATATCTAAATCTAACATTATCTCCACCGACCCATCGTGCGACAGCGCCGATTTCCGTGTTTTGTTTATCGTATCCTGGTTTTATTTTAAAAACGTTGAGAGGCACGTTTACCTCCTATGACAATTTATTCGTATATACCCACCCAGCTGTGGCATCCGACGAATAAATTAAAGTGAAAGCTGCTCCCTGAACAGCTACTGGGCCAGTTGTTAAATCAGAGCCTGCACCATTAATATTAGAACCATTTCTTGCAACGGTTAAATTATGAGTATTAAAAGTTCTGTTTGCATCAATAAATGTAACTTCATCACCTGTACTAGGTGTGGCAGGTAGAGTAACAGTTACAACTCCTCCGGAAGTATTACAAAATACTACATCATTATTTACTGCTGTATAACTTGTTCCAGTGGCTACACTTATATGTCCTTTACTAATTAAACCTGACGAAACATTAGTACCATTCGAATATAATTGAATTGTTGCATTATTAGGAATGGAAATTCCTGTTCCACTCACAGTTTTAACTGTTAAACTATATGGGTTAGCTGCTCTACTTGTAGAATCTTTTACAATAAAAACTCTTTCTGACGAATCAGGCATTGTAACTACCCTATTACCCGTTAGTGTCCCTGTTAAATCAAAAAATAAATTTTTTCCATTAGAAGTAGCCCCTTGATCTAATGCTAAATTTACATCAGCTGCACCGACCGCTAAAGATAAAAATCCACTAGAGGATTGTTCTAAAATCTGTAAATTAGTATTAGTAATTGTACCCCATAACCCCGCTTTTTCACCGGTAGTTATTAGTTCTAATTTAATATCATTTGAGTATGTTGATGGCATATTTTCCTTATACTTTAATTATTATTAATCTTCAACCCTATTCCCCAGGAGAAGGAGAAGCAATAGCAGTTCTAATAGTACCACTTTGAAACTCATCTCTTCTTCTTCTACCCTGTTGTTCTATTCCGTATGTTGCCATAGCTCTACCATAAGATTGTTCATATAACTGTAATAAATCCGCCGGTCCTTTCAAATACCCATAGGTCTCTGTAAGACATGCATACAGAATTAAATCAGGGTAATTAGTAGCTACATAAGTAGTCGTACCATCACTCGCTGTAATTGTAGTTGGTTGTTTCACGTAAGCCACATGACACACATAAGCTGCATCAGGAGTAGGAGCTAAAAATAAAGTAGTAGCATTTCGTCTCCCAAAATATTTAGGAATATTATTAGGAGCCGCGGCAGCTGTCCCTGGTGTAGGATAAAGTTCTTGTAAGAAAGAAGTTTCTCTATATTCTAAAGGTTTTCTTTGGGCAGGTGTTTCATTTGTATCATTAATATAAATATATCTTATAAATCTTGTATCAGCTGGAACGGTAACTTCTCTATCATTTGGAGTTAAAGTTATAGTATCATAAAAACGCGCAGCGTCTGTATCTGTTTCCCTAAATATTCTTGCTTCTGCATTTTTAGCTATAGTCACAAGAATAGCGTCAGTTAAAACTGTATTATCTACTTCTGTGTAGCTTCTAATGTCTGCTTTTAATTCACCCCAATTCATAATTATGCTTTAAATACTACAGGTCCCGATGCACACTGTAAACCGCCTCCTTCTGCCACTGTACTCGCTGTCACCGTATTAGTAAAGTTAAAACTATTATAAACTGTAATAGTAGATGGTTCCCCTGGATTAGGAACTGTAGAGGAATTCATCGTTATTTCAAAAGATCCAAAGACATTCGATCCATCAGCATGAGAACCAGCAGTAGTATTACCTGGAGTAACTCCTCTAAAAGGAGCTGCGGTACCTCTTACGCACCCTGTTAAATTATTTCCAACTTTCCCCGTATATTTAATAGTTTCATTTTGATAAAGTAAAGTTGTAGGATTTATTTTTTCAATATAAAAATATCCCGCAGTAGGGAAATAAGTTGCATCGGTTAAAGTTATAGTCGCTGCAGAATCTGAAATTGCACCATTTAATGTAGTAGCTAATTGTATTGCCGCTATAGGAAGATTAGCAACGCCCGTTTTAATTTCTGTAAAGACTACAAAGTCTCCAGTTTTATAACCACTGTTTGGAAAAGAACATCTGACAACAGCCGAAGCTGCAGTAGTACTAAATGGATCTTGGGGTAAAATATCCCAAGTCGGTGGTTCTGTTCTTCCCGGTCTCGCATCTTGTAAACCCTGTGGGTCTCCACTGATTGGTGTAGGGTCTAATTGAGGTTGTTTTGGTTCGTACTCAGAAATATGTACAAAAGCTCCATTCCATTCTTTTACCATTTCCTTGTAAGGAAACTGCACTCCTGATCTGTCTGAAATTGCAATTGCGTGTCTACCTTTTGCTGAATTTGTCATACATTAAATCTCCGGATAATATGTTCTCGGTGTTACAAATAAACTTGAAGAAGAACCATCTTGTTGTAATGCTCTTTGTATCTCATCTTCATATAACATTTTTAAATCCTGTGTTCTTTCAGGTTTAAATTTAAGTGCTAAATAATAAGCCAGTCCTGCTGTCATACAAGGTACAAATCTATAAGGTAAATCTACATCGTTTGAGTATTTACCAACATCTTGAATTCTTTTTGCATAATAATAATTTATACTATTACCAGCTTCTGTTGCACTAGGAGTTAAAAATAAAGTAATAGTAACTCTGTCAATAAATCTTTGCACAAAATACTGAGTGGGTGCACCTTGCGCTGATTTGTTAGCAAAGGCTTGATAAACAGATCTATTTACTTTTGTTAATGGATAATCAATACTTTGATCATTTCTATATGAAGCTTCTAAGATATCATCTACTCCATAGATAGCAGTGGCATCTGAAGTGCCATCACCTGTTGATCTGTACATCGTATAAACTGATTGGCCTTGAACTAAAGTTAAATCATTATTTGCAATTTCCCAATAGTGAAGACCTCTATTAGCCCACTCTTGAAACATAATATTTAATGATCTTCTGGCAGAACTTAATTGTTGACCAGTTACACCAACCATTCCTATTCTTTCATAAGATTCATGAACTATTTCATCAATAGAAAAACCTTTTTCAAAAATTGTAGTTCCTGAAGTAGTATTAGCCATCCAGCTTTACCCATCGTAGAATACTGAAATACTCGTAGCTAAATCTGTGGTACCTAAATCTATAAAGGAACCAGCATCAAACAATACTCCATTGTCTGGAATATATGGATCTACTGGAGTTTGATCAGTATGTACTCCCATTTCTAGTAATTTAGTTCCTGTTGTGGAAGTGTTATGAAAATTAATAAGACCCGCTGTTCCTGAAGGTACAATATGCATTCCTCGTACTCTCGTTCTTCCTCCAAAAACTACACCAGTTCCAGTTGTAGTTGCAGTAGTTCCCGCTTCTATATCTGTTGATGTACCGTTTTGAGAAATTTCTCTTACTTTAGTAAAAACTTTAGTACTTGTCACAGTTGAACTTCCAGCTGGTCCAACTAGAGTTTCAGAAATAATATCATTATCCACTCCTAGACCCTCTATAGTTAAATTAATTCCATTGTTAGTCACTGCTGTTGTCGAAGTAAGAGTAATAGTTGTTCCTAAATTTCCGGGAACATCAACTCCCCTATAGGCATGTGCTGACGCTCCAGTAGAGCCATCAGTTAAAGTTAAATTTCCCGCGCCTGTTAAGGATTGATTTAACATAATAGAATTAGTGTCCGCTAACGCGGCTGCAAAAGTTTTCGATTTTATTTGCGAGACATTCGCCATATTTTTCTCCTTTTAAAAGAGCTCCCGAAGGAGCTCTAAATATTAAATTATACTCTTACCCAACCGGATGTAGTTCCACTAAAAACATACTCACCAGTACCAGTACCAAAACCTCTTGGAAGTAAAGTTCCTTTATTAAAGTTTATTCCACCAGTACCACCAGCGCCTGACACAATTCCTTCAATACCGCCAGCACCTGTGTAATATACATACTCGTTGTATGTAAAAAGAGAATTAGCAGCAGTCACGTTTTTTATTCTAATCGTGTCTCCTAAAGCTCCTGCCGGAAATGTGATAATAATATCAGCTGATTGCGCCGCATTATCAACAAATAATCCAGTAGCTGCAGTAGCCGCTTTATTCGCTGTAATAGTTTCCCAGTTAACCGAACCGACTGAACTTGTACTTCCGTCTGCGTTTTGTAGTATTATTTCTCCATTTTTACCTTCAGAAGTAGTTGTTGCTTTTCTTCCGATAATCAATGGTCCTGTAAATGTAGTGTTTGCCATAATTAAATCCTCCTAGTTTTTTTGAATACTGTCTCTAGGCCGTCGACTATACGCGTCAGTATTCTAAATTAATTGTATAGTATGTTTTTTATACAATACATTTAATTAGAGCGCAAGAGGGCTTTATCAATGTTGTGATTTTTATATAAAAGTAGCGTTTAAGTAGCTACTGAAACTGTAGGTGCAGATTGCTCAATATTGTTTTGTCTATCTGCTATTTTGGCCTCTTCAAGCTTTATATCCTTAATAACGTCTCTAATCGCGTTATCAATTCTGACCATGTCAAGAGTATACTTACCTTCTTGATTATACTCCAACTGCCACTTCAACTCCAAGGACCGTTTTTGTTTGTACAGGTCTTGTACCATTAACAACCTCCTCATAGGTTATTCTTTTCACACGAGAATCATACATATCTCCCGTGTATTCCCAAACTATACTTTTTTCTCCCACTTTGTCAAGGATTGCTTTTTCAAGGGAATGAGGGTTATCTTCTGATTTTATTTTAAACCTACCATGATGGTCGTAGGCATAGATATTAACCAGGAAATCTTTCATTTTTAACTTATTTATTAGTCTTTAAGGTGTGCCCAAACAGGTAAATCACTAGCTTTTCTTCTAGCCATTTCGGCGTCTAGTTCACTAGCTGTTAATTGATCTGAACTTTCAATTTCCGATTTTTTATCATTAAAGAATGCAATCTTTTCTTGAAGAGGAACTAACTCATCAGCTGGTGTATCATCAACCATTGCTTCTAGTTCTTCAACCTTTGCTTCTATTCTACCTAAAATATTCTCTTTGTTTTTAGGTTTAAAATCCGGGTCTTGTAATTTTGCGTATATTCCTAAAGCCATAATGTTTTTCTCCTTATAATTTCTGTTTTTATATACATGCTTGAAATTAATTTCAAGTTAATTCTACAAGGGGCGATAAAATTTCGCCCCTTATAATGATTTTAAGTATTATACTCCAGCAGAAGCATACATACCTCTTGGATCAGAAAATCCAAAAGAGTATCTTTCTCTTGCTTTGTATCTAACGTTACCAGTGTCAAAGTCACCTTCCATTGAAGTTTTGATTGGTGATCTGTTGAACATCTTCATTCCGTTAGGAACATCAGTCTTGATATAGAATGCATCAGTGTCTGTTAGGTAGTGATTAAGGACGTATCCTTGTGGTAACATACCTCTAGACACGATAGCATTAATATCGTTATCCGCTGTTTGTACTCTACCTTTTGATTCCATCAATCTCTCAGCTGTAAATTGCTGATTAGGGTGAACAACCATTTTCAACCCTCTCGCTGCAATTTTAAGACCTCTTTCATCAGTAAACGCAGCAATGTCAATCAAAGACTGCTCTAAAGATGTTTCGTTAAGGTCGGCTGGAGTTTGCAATTGGTTAGAGAATGTTCCCGCTAATGTAGGGTGGTTTACAATTGCTCCACCTGCATTATTACCGAAAAGTGATACTCCGTCTCCACCTGCAAAGTTTCCATCGAAACCATTGTTAAGTACGTTAGCTGCTTTAACTTGCTTAGTATTAGCCATAGATCTAGCTAATGCTTTTGTATATCTAGACGCTAGTCTATCATACAAGTTATCCTCGATCGCTTCTTCAGTGATCGCGAATGCTAAAGCGACTGTTTCGTGAGTATAACGAGCTGTGAAAGTTTCTTGAGCATCATCAAATGATACACCTTGACCTTCAGCTTTAACTTGCGCATTACCAAATCCTGATAACATTACTTCCTCTTCGAAAGCTCTGTCTGAAGATTCGATATCGAAAATTTCAGCGTGCTCGTTTTCGTAGTTTTTGTATTCCAAGCCGAACAGGGCGTTCAAACCTGGCTCTAGTTCTTTAACTAGTTGTGCTCTTGATATTGCCATAATTTATCTCCTATTTCTAGCTTAGTTAATAAACAAGTTACTAGCAGAATTAACTACAACGACCATGTTCACACCCGCTGCTGTAATGTCTTTGTTTTCAGGGTCTTGACCGACTCTGACAACTTTCCACATTTTTGTAGCAGCTGAAGCACCACTAATATCTAAAAGTACAGTCGTTTGACCATCTTTGTTATCAGTAGCAGTGAACGATTCGACGTTAAAGCTTTTTCCGTTGTTACTTGTTGGACATGCAGCATCTGTTTTGATCATGTATTCCTGAGATGGATCGTCATTCACGAATGCAGTACCATTAGAGCCGCCTGTATTGTAGTCTGTTCCAAATGTAGTCGATGCGTCTACAGAATTTGCGAACGTAGGTTTACTAGTTGTGCTATTAATGTAAAAAACTCCATTAAATACACCTACTAACAATGCGTTTGCAGCATTAGTATATGTAGCACCACCGGCACCTGTGTCGTCTGTAGTTGCGAAAGAAGCATCTTGTAAGAAACCTTCGTCACCACTTGCATCTTGAAGTGAAACGGGGTTACCTTTATAGATACCTACACCTAGACCAGATTTGACTAAGTATTCAGATTGACCAGAAGTTGCAGGTGTATTACCTAATCTCTCGATCATTCTTAAACCAAAGCCTGTTGTTGAAGCGTTAGCCATAGTTGTTTCTCCTTTTGTACCTGCCCCGAAGGGCCTCCAGTACGGTTTAATTTAATTTAGCGGCTTGGGAATTGTTAGAAATTAACTTTTCTTTGGTCCACCAAAAGTTACACGAGTCTGCCTATCACTATTGATTGGCATACTTGGATGTTGTTCCCTCATAAGATCGTGTTCAATTGCTTCGTTTCTCTCTTTAGTCTGTTTCTTAAAGTATTCAGTTCTTGAGAGAGCGATCTCCTCCGGTATCCTTGCCAACACAAGGCCACCAACTCCAATCACTCCTGCGTATTTTCCGGAATTGACAGTAGGGTAAACTTCGCCCGGATATTCATCAGCTCTCACTAACTCATAACCAGATCTAATTTTACCAGACATATTTTTAGTGTCATCAAACCCTAAAACTTCTGTCCTTAACCATCTATGCCTAAAACCATTTGGCGCAGCGGGTGCATCTAAAGATGATGGGGGAGTCCATGTTCTAGGTTTAGTTTCCTTAGCCCTAGTTTGACTCGCACGTGGGGTCTTCTTAACTTCGTCTTTTACAACATTTTTTTTCATATGCTATACCTCCTTCGTGATTTTTAACTGTTTCGCATATTCTTCCAGTGGCACACCTAATTTTTTAGCGATTGTCGCTTGAGATGATGTGAGTCTCACTTGTTTGCGACCAGGTCTCACAGATCTTTTAGCCGAAGCCACGGTCTGAGGGGGCCTAGTCGTTTCCCTATCTTCATGATTTGTACCAAATTTATGGGGAAAGTCAACTCTCATTCTCTTGTCAACTTCTGCATAATACTCGTCCGAGCTTGGATCAAATCCTTCTCTATCCACTAGTTGTTTGTGTACATCAAAAGCAGTATAAGTCATTGCACTATCTTTCCCAAACCAACTATTTCTAGCTGCCCAATCTTGTGCTTTAAAATCAGGTTCTCTCGGGATTTTTCTAGATGGTGTAATATTAACATCTCTGTCTATCAACTCTGCTTTAGAAGTTGTGTTCTTTTGCTCTTCTAGTCTTGCTTCTTCATAACCAAGTCTAGCAATTTCTTTTTGAGCATTAACTTCAGATTCTAAATCTTGAGCTTCTCTTGCAGCTGCTAATGTTGCGTAAGTAGCTTTTAAAGAAGATTTAATTCTATCTTCTTTATCTTTTAAACTACCGGTTTCTAATTGAGAGTATTTCTTTTTAAGACTATCACTCGAAGCTTTTACAGATCTTGCATAATCTAAAGCTTCTCCTTTTTGTCTTTCAGCTTCTCTCATTTTTTTAGTAAGATTATCAATTCTTCTTTTAACTTTCTTACTATATGTTTCTAATTCCTGTTCTTTCTCTTCAGTCTCTTCTGTTATTTCTTCTGGAGACTCTTCTTTCGTTTCTGTTTCAACAATTTTTTCTTCTGTTTTTTCAACAGGTTGAATTGCTTCAACTTTTTCAACTTTTTCTTCTGGTATTTCTACATTTACATCAGGTCCTGATGTATCTATATCGACCATTTTTTTCTCTGTTGGCATAGTTCCTCCTCGCTATGTTTATATATAATGCAACATGAATTCTGGGTCTGCAACAGTCCCTAGAACTTCATCGTCGTTAATGATACGGACTTCTCCGCCTTCTATTGGTAAACGTGATCCTGCATACCTTGCAAAAATCACCCAATCTTTTTCTTTACACCAAGGCCCTGTTGAAAACTTTTCTTTATCCTTAAAAGCATCAGGTCCTATTTTTAAAACATAACCACAATTAGTTGCGATCCTTGCTTTATCTAAAGATTCTTGTGAAAATATTAAACCACCTTTGGTTTTTTCTTTCGGTGTAAAAGGTAAAACTAAAAGTCTCCACCCGGAAGGGGTTGGTAATTGATCAGCTATTTTATCGACGTTTGTCTCGTCTACTCTTTTCGAGTCTTGTTCTCGATACTTTTCTTCAAGTGCGTGTTTTATCTTCGGATTTTCCGAAGTCGATAACGTTTCCTTGCTCATTTTTTTGCTCCTTTTCGTCTAGCAGGTTAGAGATTTCCTGTTGTATAATTTGTAAAGCATGTGCTTTACCAAGTAGATACTTGTATTTTTCCATATTGTCAACTGCTCCAGCTGAATATGTTTCATTGACTTGTTGAATGCCTTGCTTCAACATCTTTTGAATCTTGTAAACAATGGTAATGGGATCCATTAACGTTTTTCTACGCCGTATCCTCTTTTTGCTACACCACGAGAACTTACTTCTGAAACTATTCTTCTTTTTTCAGATTTTAAATTTCTCTTACCTTTTTTAGTATATGCTTTTTCGGAGTCGACTCTTCCAAGTTCTTCTAATCTATTCTCTCTTCTAGTGTTCTTTGTATGACCACCATCTTTCATTCCACCTCTATCTAATAAGATAGTAGGAACTCTTTTCGATTTGTCATCTACACCATAACCTCTTGAATACATTGCCGATGCTCCGCCTGGTACTTTTCTTTTCATAATTATCCTTTTTGATTATTTTTTTTAATAGTGCCTTTTTTCTTTAGGTCTATTAATCTTTTATCTTTAGCAGAATAAACCTTACCGTTCGCTTTAGCGTGATCGGGTCTTGGTCTTACTCTTGGATCTGGTTGATAGTCTGTTCTCATATTTTTCTCCTTACTTATTTATATGTGTTTTAATAATGTATGTCTACATTATTTTTAGACATTTATGCTGACTGTAAATTAATAGCTGCAGGTCCTTTTTGACCATCTTCAACTTCAAATGTTACCGCATCGCCTTCATTTAACTGTAAGTTTGCGGCTCTGGCTGCTGAAGAATGTACAAAAACATCTTTTTCTTTGTCATCTCTTGCAATAAAACCATAACCTTTAGTTGTGTTAAACCATTTTACTTTTCCGTTTATACTCATTTTTCCTCCTTTCTTATTTCTTATTTCTTACCATTTCTGAAAATTTGTGTACCCTTTATACCAAAAATACTGGCACATACAAGGATCCATAAATTTGTAAACCAGCTCGGAAG